GAGCCAACAATCGCATAGCGCTCTATGTCCTCCGTACTCTGTATTTCTGTGCGACATTTGATAAGTGTGGGCTGAATGTTGGTGATCATTCGGAGTCCCAGCTTTATGAGCTTGCGTGCGTGCTTATTAGGCTTTCTTGCAAGCAGGGTCTTACTTCTTTGAGCGCACGCCTCCGCTTTGTCGGCTATCGTCGACAGGAGACTAAGGAAGTCTTCCGTTGTTATCCGAGAATCGCCGGTCCTTGGCAGGGTTATGTCTGAGATCGAAACATCGCTAGCTTGCTCGGATAGGCTTGCGCGATACCGCGCGCTATCAATGGCCTCGACTTCTTGTAGGGCTCCGTCATAGATAACAAGATCGCCAACTTTTATAGGCAGGGTTTTAGTGCCGATTGTCATGGAGTTAACTTCCGTAGGTTGGTTGATTTCGTGGCAGAAGCATTCTCCTCCGCCACGTCCCTCGCATGCATAGCATCGATCTCCGGGCCGTGGACGTTCAGTTCGTGGCCGATCAGGTAGAGTAGGCAACAGCCGATCAGCATGTACCGCATGACGGACCCGAAGCCGTAGCGCATGATGACCATGAGGAACATGAGGGCGAAGATCATGGCTGGCTGTCCTTCAGCGTCACGGTGTCACCGTATGGGTCGGTTATGACGATGTGAGCAAATGCTGCGCGACTCATGATGTCTCTGCACATCATTAGGAGCTCGTTTTCGTTCAAAACTACTGCGGGCGTGTAGGGGTAATCGCCGGCCATTCCCACCACCAAGACGGGGTATGGCAAATTAGGTGCGATGGTTGTGGCGTAGGCCACGGACGGAATGATCATGGCGCGATCTCTGTGATTTCGATAAAGTCAGGATCGACCTGAGAATAACCTTGGCCTGCGTGGTCGGTGCAGGCTTTGTTTGAGCAGTAAGCCCAGTAGTCATTACCCGAAAAAGGTTCAGTAAAGGCCATGCGGTCATTGCAAAAGGCGCGAACGACCGGCCAGCCGCAATTCCCGCAGGTGACCTTCTCATCAATCCAGGCGTTCGCGTAGTGGATCGCACCGCTTTGATCGAACTTCCATCCTGCTTTCCACAGCTCTGCGTCAACATCTTCGAGAGGATCGGTCACGCCAACCGCCTCGCACGCCTGTTGAAGGGTACAGATGTCTGGCTGATCTTTCCAGAACGAAAGGTACGCGACAATGGCCCTGTATTGCTCTGTTGTCATCCTAATGCCGTTTCCCAAAGCCACACCGCTGCACCGCAGACGGGTGAGGTGAAGACGATCCAGATCATTGCGTGGACGAGAACCGCTTGGCCATTCTTATAGCTGTCAGGCCTAGCACGTTTCCAGAATACGGCGATGAAGCATGCGATCAGCGCGGTGACCATAATAGCCGCATTGATTGTCGCCCCAATGGCAAGGCAGGTGAACATTAGGTGGCTCCTTTCGGTAAATGGCCCCAATTGCGGGCGATGGCGCGGTCGGCGCATTCTTGGGCGTCGGATGGGAAATGACGCGGGTCGCTGAATGGGTTACCGATGATCGCGCGATAGGTGGTTTGCGGCATCACTAGCTCGTATGGTCCACGAACGCCAGCCGCGAACAGGCCCGCCATACTTGCGGCGATATCGGCAATGATCTGGTCGCCCGTCCAGTTTGTCCACGCGTCCTCTGGATTGCCATCGAGTTCGCCGTACATGTTGTAGGGGAGTTTCATCGCCTGTAGCATTCCGGCACATCAGCGCCCGTCAAGGCGGCGATCACGGTATCCTTGATTTCATCCTCGTACGCACCTGAAACTAACGCATACTTATCCAGCTTGGCGAATATGCGTGCGGCGATGTCCAGAGCGGTCTCTACATCGGGCGGTCCTCTATCCCTCGTTTCCGCAAAGCGTTGAGCTGCTGCGACCATGGATGGAATATCTAGCGGACGTGCGCCTAGAACGGGCGGGCCTTCCAACGCATCCGCGATCCGCTTCAGGCTGATGGCGATGGATAGCTCGGTCAAGCCTTCGACGTACTGATATTTTCTGAACGCCTCTGCTGCGATAGGCTCAATGGCCTTCAGTCTTTGTTCGATGTTGGCCGGAATATCATCCATCACGTATCTCCTGTTTTCTTCTGGCTAAATGTCCTTGAAGATTGCCCAAATCTTTTCGCGCAGATCGTTCCGAATCCGCAGGCGGTTCACGTAATCGTCTGGCGCGCGATCAATCTGCTCGACGCCTTCGACGCCACGAAGACACAAGATCGCCTTCGCTATTTCGTCTGCGACCTCTGTCTTCTCCACTCCAGCGATTGCATTCTTCAAACTGACCTCGAACCGCTGCGGTATCGGCTTGCCCATCACTTCATAGCCCTTAATCGTCCACAGGCTATAGCCGGTGAGTTCGGCCAGTTCGCGGCGGGACAGGTCGTAGGCGTGGCGTATGGCGATAAGCTCGGCGGCGGTCATGCGTGACGTACACGGAACAGAAAGTTATTCCACTTTGAACTCGGGAAGCACATAAGCAGCATCCGGTTCCAGTACGAGTCTGAGTAGGCGAATGTATCGCTGTGTATTACGCGCATTTTGTGTGCTCTGCTTCTGTTCTGTCCATGAGGCGTGTTCCTAGCTGGTGTTCAGCTTGGACCCACCGTATTCTTTTGCCTATGGCTGTCAACAGCTTTTTCGACCACCACATCTTGTAACAACCCTTGTGGTTCAGGCCCAAGAGGCGGTATCTTGCGCCATGCCATCCCTCTCGGACACCACCGACATGATCGCTGCGTTCAGGACTGAAGCGTTACCGGGCGAGACCGTCACAGCTCAGAGCGGCGTCACCTACAAATTGCAGAGCGGAGCAGTCGTGAACATTCCGCCGGGCTACATAGTCAAAATCATCCACGATGTCCTCTACGCTGAGCCCGCGTCGTAATGTGGCCCTTCACGCGAAAGCAGCCACCTCCGCAGCCGGAGGTCATCCGCAAGCCGGGCGGCATGTTTGCCAGTCCGCTACTGGACGGTAAGCCCATCGACCCTGAGTTGATGGACCGCTTTCAGCAGCGGGTCTTCCAACGCAAGATCAACAAGGATGTGTCCGGCGGCATCGCTATGGATGATGACAGCACGAAAGCGGCTTTCGGCGCTGGCCTGTCGATGGGTGAGACGGTTTCGGAGGATCAGCTCAACTGGTACGCCTCGCAAAGCTTTATCGGCTATCAAGTGTGCGCGATTCTGGCGCAGCACTGGCTGATCGACAAAGCCTGCCAAGTGCCCGCGCGGGACTACTGCCGTCATGGCTGGGAAGTCACGGTCAACGGTGGCGTTGAGGCTAGTCCGGAGGTTCTGGAGTTCATCCATAAGCAGGACAAGTTTTACCGGATAAAGCACCACCTAGTTGAATTCATTCACTACGGACGCATTTTCGGGGTTCGCTTTGCCCTGCCGATTGTGAATGGCGGTCCTAACGGCGATCCGGCGTTTTACGAAAAGCCTTATAACCCGGATGGCATCAAGCCCGGTTCCTATCAGGGCATCTCGCAGATTGATCCTTATTGGGTAGCGCCCTTTATCTCGGGAGAGGCGGCATCGAATTACGCGGCCATTGACTTCTATGAGCCGACCTGGTGGCAAGTGGCTGGCAAGAAGGTTCATCGGTCGCACGTCCTGCTGATGCGCAATGGATCGGTGCCGGACATCTTGAAGCCGACCTATTTCTACGGCGGCGTGCCGGTCCCGCAGCGGATTGCCGACCGCGTCTATGCAGCCGAGCGCACCGCGAACGAAGCGCCATTGCTGGCTCTGAGTAAGCGACTGACGACGCTGACTATCGACACAGAGGCAGGGATTGCGCAGTTCAGCGATCTGCAGGCGAAGCTGAATAACTTCGCCTACCTGCGGAATAACTACGGCGCGTATGTCCTCGGTGAAGGCGAGGAAATGAGCCAGCACGATACTGCGCTGGCCGATCTGTCCGATGTGATCAGCGGTCAGTACGCCCTCGTAGCGGCTGCTGCCGATATACCGATCACGAAGCTTTTGGGGACGCCGCCGAAGGGCATGGATGCCACGGGCGAGTATGACGAAGCCAATTATCACGAGATGCTGGAGAGCCTGCAAGAACACGACGGCACTCCGCTTCTCGACCGTCATTACGAGTGCCTGATCCGCTCGGATATCGTTCCGAAGTTCGGGCTGAAGGATTTGTCGGTCGCCGTCGCATGGAACAAGCTCGATGCTATGACCGCCGAAGAGAAGGCGCGAGTGAACGAGATCAAGGCCAAAACCGATGCCGCGCTTGCCATGACGGGCGCTATCGACGGGCAGGATATCCGGGATCGGCTGATAGCGGATAAGGAGTCGGGTTACAACGGCCTTAAGCGAGAGGTGCCGGAGCCGATGCTGGATGAGGGCGACGGTGCGGCATTCGATGCCTGGAACGAGGGCGATCATCCGCGCGATGATGCCGGCCAATTCACAAGTGGCACAAAGGAACATCACCAGACTCAGCTTCTAAGAACTCAGGAACGGCTTCACGCAATCGAGACGAAGTATGAGCCGCTAATCAGAAATGCAGAGGGTGCGGACATTGATCGACTATTGGACGAACGTAATGCCTTAATGGAGCCGGTTGAAAAACAGCACGAGTTCCATCAAGGCCGGATCAGCGACATGGAGTATGAGGAAAATACTTCCCAAGAGGACAAGCGTGCGGACGCGGCCGAAAGTGAGCGCCTTCACAAGCTCTTTAGCAGGAATCAATATCTTGAAGTTGTTGCGCATCTAAAGGCTGGGGGTAGGGCTACGCTGGGCGTCATGACCGGGCAAGGCCGCTTGCTGGATAAGAATAGCCTTTCCAAAATCCGTCCGGCAAAGAACGGCATGGAAGTCCAGGTAGGTAGGGAGTGGTTATTCTTCCCTAATACATCGGTCGCACTGCATGACTGACCTATCTTTTGATGCCGCCCATTCACTCTTCGCCTATTGCCCAAATGGTGACGTTTTTAGCGAGGGCACCTACGGCTGGTGCTTTGCCTCAAGGCGCGATGATGTTGCTGGCGCGGCGCACGATGATGGCTATCTGTGGGTTTGCATCGATGGAGTGGAATATCGTGCCGATCATGTCGCGTGGCTGATGATGACCGGCGCATGGCCGGAGCGCGATGTTATCCATCTGAATGGCGAGACGCTCGACAACCGCTGGGACAATCTTGCCCTTGCGTCCGAGTAGCCATCAACGCCAATACCTCAAGGGTGCGCCTCTCCACTATCCCGCTGCCGTAGCATCGCGTTATCAGGGCACGTTGGAGGAAGCGATCCGCCGCATGGCGCGTGAGACAGAGCGCGAGATACAGCGGCTGTACACGACGCCAGCGTTTCGGGACTGGTTCGCCATGGATATATCCGTGTCCGCGCAGGCGCGAATCCTCGCAGCCGCGCTGATGCGCAAGTTCGATGACTATTTCGCCAGCATCGCCAAGCCGACAGCCGAGGAAATGGTGAGCGGTGCGAATAAGGCGAGTCATTCGTCGGTCAGGATGAGCCTGTTCGAACTGAGCAAGGGGCTGACGCTCGATCCGAAGGATGCGTTCACGCCGGAGATCAAGGAATTGATGTCGGCGGCGGTAACGGAAAATGTCGGGCTGATAAAGAGCATAGCCTCGCGCTATCTCGACCAGGTCCAGGGCGCGGTCATGCGATCCATTACGACGGGCAATGGACTGGCCGATCTGATGCCGTTCTTGCAAAAGCAGTACGGGATAGCGAAGCGCCGGGCGGAGTTTATAAGTCTCGATCAGACGAGGAAGGCTTATTCGGCTCTTAGTGTTGTGCGATGCAGGGATGCTGGCATAGAGCAGTTCGAGTGGTTGCATTCGAGTTCAGGGCAGCACCCTCGTAAGGAGCATGTGGAGATGAGTGGCCATATATTTCGCGTCGATTCGCCACCAGTTATTGATCGCAAAACCGGAGAGCGAGGTTTTCCTGGTCAGCTTCCGAATTGTCGATGTGTCATGTGCCCTGTCGTTAGTTTCGATAGCTCTGCGCGTTCCCCGTGACCGCAAGAGAGCTTCCTACCGTTGCCTACATTAGGTCGATTCTGGACTACGATCCGCACACTGGCGTATTCACGTGGAAATATCGGCACGATCAGGAT